AGCCGCTTGAAGCAGCTAGCCGGGGAGGACAGCCGTGTCCGTGGAGCCTTTATATTTGCTGGTGGAAGTGCCACCGGACGCGCATCTAGCTACGGCGCCCAAGTCCATAACTTTACGCGTAAGTGCAGTGCCGAGCCTGACGCAACCCGTCAAGCCCTGGTACGAGGTCACAGTATCGTGCCCCGATACGGCAAGCGCGTTACGGACGTTCTCAAGGGGATGCTGCGGCCCGCACTCATTCCCAAGCGAGACCATGTTCTCGTCGTGGCCGACTGGGCAGCGATAGAAGCCCGCGCGACGCCGTGGCTCTCCGCTGACCCGCTTGCCGAGCCCGTGCTCGATGTGTTCCGCGCAGGCGGCGACATCTACAAGCGTGAAGCGGCGGGCATCTACAACACCACACCCGAGGCCGTGACGGGCGACCAGCGCCAGATCGGCAAGGTCGCCATCCTGTCGCTCGGTTTCGCGGGCGGCGTCGGTGCGTTCAGCGCCATGGGCCGCGCTTACGGCGTGCATATGAACGAGCACGAAGCGCAGCGCATTGTGGATCGGTGGCGTCGGGCGAACCCGTGGGCCGTGCGTTACTGGCAGAAGCTGGAGGACGCTTACACCCGCGCCATGCGAAATGTCAACCACGAATTCATTGTTGGCCGCGTGGCGTATATGTTTGACGGTCAGCATCTTTGGTACGCGCTGCCGTCAGGGCGCGTGCTATGTTACCCGTTCGCCCGTCTGGAGTCAGACGGTGTGAGTTATCTCAAGGCAGCATGGAAGCCTGCGCAGGACGCTAAAGAGTGGCCCCGCGCACGGTTATGGAAGGGGCTTGCCTGCGAGAACATCACACAGGCCACGGCCAATGATTTGTTGCGCCACAGCCTACGCGAGCTGGATCGCATGGGGTTTGATGTCGTGCTGCATGTGCACGACGAAATCGTTATCGAGTGTGCGAGCGAGGCGGCGGAGTTCGTCGCCGAGCATTTGCATGAGGTCATGTGCACTGCGCCTGATTGGGCTCAGGGCTTCCCGCTCAACGCCGAAGTCAAGGTGATGGAGCGGTACGGGAAATAAAAAAGCCCGGCGGGTTAGGCCGGGCTTAAACACAGGACTGGAGATGTCACGATGAAGTTCGCTGAATATATTAACAGTATCGCTCCCGAAGGGGAAACAATTTTATTCGTGCGTCAGGTGCCGATCGTCCGCAACGGCGAGCACTTGATGCACAAGGACGGCACGCCGCGCTACACCTGGCCTGCGGGCCTCTACGGCAAGTACATGCGCAACCCCAAGGGCGCGTGGTACGCCAACACGGGTTGCTTCATCCTTGACCGCCTGACGGACGGCGTGTCGGCATCGGCGGCTAACTGCGAGCGCGTGGCGTTCATGGTGCTCGATGACATTGGCACCAAGAGCAAGACGCCGCCCATCGAGCCGACGTGGAAGCTAGAAACGAGCCCCGGCAACTTCCAGTGGGGCTACACCTTTGGGCTTGACGATCAGCCGACCAAGGGCGAGTTCAGCGCTGCGATCAAGGCCATGGCCGAGGCGGGCTACACTGACCCTGGTGCGGTGAATCCGGTGCGTAATTTCCGCATCGAGGGCAGCGTTAACTTGAAGGAAGGCCGCGACAACTTCGCCGCCGTGTTGACTGAGTTCCACCCCGAGCGCGAGTTCTCTTTAACGCAGATCGTTACAGCCTGCGGCGTCACGCCGGGCGAGGTCGATACGGCCTGTATCCACGGCATCGCCATCGAAGATGACGGCCTCGACAACGTGCTGGAGTGGATACAAGAGCGCGGGCTACTGCTCGCCAAGGCCAACCCCGAGGGTTGGTACGGCGTCGTCTGCCCGAACCACGCTGAGCACACCACAGCCGACGCGCAGGGGCGGTATCACCCCGTCACGCGCAGCTATACTTGTTTCCACGGGCATTGCAGCGACTGGAACAGCGAGAAGTTCCTGCGTTGGGTCGAGGCCGAGGGCGGCCCCAAGACGGGCTACGGCCTGCGCGATGACCTGCTCGCCAAGAAGATGGAGGCTGCTTTGTCGAAGATCACACCGACCGAAGAATACCCAGACGAAGCCGCCGAGGTCATCAAAGAGGTCGAGCGCCGTGAGCTCGGTCGCGTCGAGAAGTCCAAGTGGTATGAGCGTTTCGCGTACGTTGTGAGCGACGATGCTTATTTTGATTTAGCCGAGCGCCATGAGATCGCCCGCACGTCGTTCAACGCCCTGTTCCGCCATGTGACGTGCCACAGCATCCACAACAACCGCCGCATCGAGGCGTCGGTCTGCTACGACGAGAACCGTCAGGCCATGGGCGCGCATGTGCTCGCAGGCGTCACGTTCGCCGCTGGCGAGTCCATCCTTGTCAGCCGCAACGGTGTCGTCTATGGCAACCGCTGGCGCGACGCTCGACCTACTGTCAGTGCAGGCGACGTGGGCCCATGGCTCGCCCACGCCGAGCGCATGATCCCAGACCCCGCCGAGCGCGAGCATGTGCTCGATGTGATGGCCTACAAGCGCCAGCACGCCAACCAAAAGATCAACCATGCCGTACTGCACGCCGGCAAGCCTGGCAGCGGTAAGGACACGCTCTGGGCGCCGTTCTTCTGGTCTATCGGCGGCGACCAGCGCGTCAACGTCACCACGGTGCGCAACGAGGAGCTCAACAGCCAGTGGGGCTACGCGCTGGAGTCCGAGGTCATCGTCATCAACGAGCTGCGACAGGCCGAGGCGCGAGACCGTCGGGCGCTGGAGAACAGCCTTAAACCCATCATCGCCGCGCCCCCTGAGCTGCTCACGGTCAACCGTAAGGGCTTACACCCTTACGAGGCGCTGAACCGCGTACTGGTGGTGTCGTTTAGCAACGAGCGCGCTGCGATCAGTCTGCCGTCAGACGATCGGCGCTGGTTCGTCGTCTGGTCAGACGCCGACCGGATGCCGCCCGCCGAGGCGCGTGTGCTCTGGAGCTGGTACTACGCCGGCGGCTTCCAAGCCGTTGCCGCGTGGCTCGATGCCCGCGACGTGTCGGCCTTCAACCCTGGCGCCGCGCCGCCGATGACCGAGGCCAAGCTCATTATGATCGAGTCGGCCATGAGTACCGCCGAGTCGTTCCTCGTCGAAATGATCCGCACGCGGCAGGGCGACTTCGCGCGCGGCGTTATCGCCTCGCCCTTCTACTCCATCTGCGATCGTCTGCAAGGCCTCGCGCCGTCGGGCGTCAAGGTTGTACAGGCGGCGCTCATGCACGCGCTACGCGATGCGGGCTGGGTTGATTGCGGGCGCTTGCACTCGCGCGAGTTTCCGACCAAAAAGCACGTTTTCGCACACCCGCAGTTTGCGAGCCTTGGCAAGTCAGAGTTGCGACGGATGGCCGAGGGCCTAGAGCCCGTGCTATCAGTGGTCGGAAAATAGCCAGTCAAGGATGACGGTCGCGGCGATAGTCAAGAGAAAGTAGATCACGTTGCTTGGCCTTTAGTTGATGGTAGCGAGCGCGTACTGTGGTGCGCGTACTGGGCGGCGGTGGGCGGTGCCAGCGGGGCCGGCGCGCGTCCTTGCGCGCAAGGTCGATCCATCGACCCAGCCGCCGCCGCCACCATTCAGTTAGCTCGACTCTGGCCATCGTTCAGCCGCTCCAACGCACGCCGTGCGATGGCGTGTGCGTCCTCGCACTGGTCGCGGCTCATGTTGGCTATGCGGTGCAGCGCCGCCTCGTAGTGCAGCAGCTTATACACGGCCTCGGTGTAGAGCTTCACTACACGCGTGAGCTCGTCGCGGTCTACGGGCGCGCTCATGGGTCGATCTCCTGTATCAGCCGGTCGATGAACCATCGCGCCTTTTTATACTCCTCGGCTCGCGCGGCGTCGTGGTCGCCGTTCTTATGCCCGACGCGGCTCAGGTACTTGAGCGCCGACAGGCGCAAGTAACCCTCAAACTCCTCGGGCGTACTCTTAGCGCGCATGTAGTCGATGGTTTCGATCCCGCCGACCTTGTAATGGTCGGGCTCGATGGCGTCGCCTACTGCGGGCGCGTGCTCAGGCGTACTGTGGCCCGCGTCGTACTCGCCCAGGATGGCGCGCAGCTCGTCCGTACTGAGCGTGCAGCGCGCGCGCTCCGACGTTCTGTACATGGTTTCAGGGTCGATGGGCGGGTCAGGCGGTCGGCCTATGTCGCGTTCAAACTCGATAGCCTCTAGCGTTGTCAGGTTGTGCATACTGTTACCCTCTACCAATAGTCGCCACCCCAGCGCCGACGTGAGCACGCCCAGTTAGGCGGCGGCACGCGGCGCCACTCGTACTGACGCGCGGCCTCCAGCGAACGCCAGAAGCCGCGCAGCCAACGGATCATCGCAGCGTGTCCCACGTCGGACCCACGGCGGCAGCTTCGAGCTTAAAGTTTTTGATAGGCCGCCGGCGGATGATGTTCTCAGTCGGCCACACTAGCAGCACGGTACCGGCCTCATGCTTCCAACAGCCCTCATTGGTCACGCCCGCGCCCGTATAGTAGAACGCGCGGCGCAGTCCATCTAGAGCGCTTTTATTGGTGCCAAGCGCTAGCGTGTCGAGCTTCTCCACGCATATCTCAGTCGTCAGCACCACGCGCCCGTCGCGGTCGTCGGCCATGGGGCCGGTGGCGAACACGTCAGCGTGCGCCGTAGTGGCGAGAGTGGCCGCCAGTGCGGCGGTAATGATTGCAGTTTTCATTGTGTCATTTCTTTTGGTTGTGGTTTACGCGGTCAAAAATTATCGGAACCACCGGCGGGCGATGCTCGGCCCCAGCTCGCGCCGCGCGGCGAGTCGCAGCTTGTCGCCGTCGGGGTCGGCCATGCCCTCGCGCAGGTAATCCCAGATCACGCTCGACAACACGCGACACGCGGCGGCGCGGTACTCCATCGACCAATACTGGCCGGTGGTGTAGTCGAGCCCGCGACCCGGCGTATACGTCAAGCGCCCGCCCATGTTGAGCGCGGCCAGCAGATCGGCGCCCGTGATGGTCGAGCGCAGTTCGATATATCGCAGCATGGCGCGCGCGTCGCGCAGGTGCGTGGTGATGGCGCGCGAGTCGGAGCGGTACGCGGCGCGCCCGGCGTGGTCGTCCCAGTCGCGGATATAGTTACGCGGGTCGAGACCGGGACGCTGGCGCACCCATGCGTGGAGCGTGTCAAGGATGGTCTCGCGCAGATGGTCGCGCGCGGGCATGGCGCCGGTGGTCGTTTCGATAGCTGGTTGCATGGCGTTGTTTCCTTTAGTTTAGGTTAGTGGCTCGTCAGTACGGGTCGTACCCGTAGACGTGCGGCCATGGGCGCCGCACGTTTCGCCATGTTAGGCAGCGGCGGACACGGGCGCGGGCGGGTCGATCCAGCTCGGGTTGTCGAGCGGGCCTGGCTCGGACTCGCGCAACGGCATGAGCACGCCCACGGCATCGGCGGCCAATTTGATCCGCGCGGCACCATCGCCATTGTGGAACATCGTCGGCGAATACTTGCCGCCGAGTAGCTGGTGAGCTTTACCGAAGCTCGCGATGTACTCATGGTTGAACTGGCCAGCCGCACCGGTCACGGTATGCGGCACGACGGTACGCCAATTGGGATACGTGCCGTCGATCAGCTTGCCGGCCAATTGCGCGCCGCCGGTGTCAATGGTGACGTTGATCGCGTCATTAATGATGACGCCAATCGGTAGCGTCTTGTGCGACGGCTTAACGCCGTCGAGCAAGTCGCGCGGAATGATGTATTGACCGACCATGCGCGCGCCATCGGCGAGCGTGACCGGTACGGCCATCAGGCGATGGCCATCGGTGGCCACGGCCGTGATGTCGTTCGCGCGGACCTCGAGCAAAATGCCGTTCAAATACCATCGGCGGTCGTTTTTGGCGGCGATCAGTAACAGAGCTTTCAGCGTGTTGTGTGAAATTTCAAATTTCATGGCGATTAATCCTTTAGGTTAGTTTAGGTTAGCGAACAGGGAAAAGTTTACAGAGTGTGATCAGTCGCCGCAAGCGTTGGTGATGGCGGCGGCGAGTGCGGCGAACATACCCGCAAGGCCAACGGCCAGTTGTGCGGACTCGTGGACAAAAAACGTGCCGATGAGTAGCGGGTAGGCGATCAGCATAAGAACGGTTGAGTAGCGGTAAGTCATGTGTGCTATCTCCAGTTAGTTGTTAGCAATGAAACGCGACATTTCGTAAGCCGAAAAAATCCACATAACAATGAAACTGAAAATTACAAAGATGAACAGCCCTTTTTCAATCGCGGCTGAAATGGTCTTTTTCGCTCTGTTTTTCATTTGTGCTTGCTCGAGTTGCGTTGTCAGTGGGTACAGATTAAATGCGGCCGAATAGCCTGTCAAGGATTTTCTTACAATAACATATGCCCGCGATGCTATGCATTTTTGGTTGTGGGCATTGTGGGCAGTCGTGTGGGCAATGTTTTTCGGAAGAATTGCCCACGCGCAAAGGCCTGAAAACATAGGGCGCAACATGACTTGTGGGCAATGTGGGTTATCTCTTTATCTTTAAGTCAGTAAAAAAAATATACTGTATAAACATACAGCATACAGCGTGCAGCGCTCGCATCGTTGGAGCCGCTGCGATTTAATTTCGATGACCATTTGACCCACATGACCCACAACACGACTTTGCGCCCAATTGCCCACATGACCCACAACACGACTTGTCGGCGCATTGCCCACATTGCCCACACCTGCCAGGCCGCGCGCCACACCGCCGCGCGCCGCGTGGGTCGTGCCCACATTGCCCACCACGCCGACGACTGGATGCAAACGGGAATCACTTGCATTTGAGGGGGTGGGCCGGCCCGCGAGCTGGTGGTCATTGTGACAATGGGCTTGAAAACAATTTTTTTTATTTTTTCAGCAAACAACTATTGCCTTACACGCCGCGCGCAACTATCCTCACGCTGCGGTGTCTGACCAGGTGCGCTGGTAGCGACCGGGAGGAAGCTGAAGGCACAATCGTGCTGCATCATTAAGGCAATCTCCGCCCCGGCACACAGGCTCGACGGATGTTCGAGATCGCGGCCTCCCGGCAGGGGATCCTGCACATCGCTTGTCAATTCCTTACGCGCACGGTACTGTTGCGACATGTTCAAATCGCTCCCGTATGAGCCCCGCGAGTTAAAGGCCACTGAGGCCCGCCTTCAGGCGATTTATGATGCCGCCGCGCTCGGGCTGAAGGGTGATAGCCTTGCCCTGGCGGCGGGGATGTTGCCAGCGGAGTTCCGCCGACTATGCCAAATGGACCCCCTCGCCCAGATGGCGGAGGCTAAGGGTCGTGCAGACAGTGAGTTTGAGGCCGCGAACCAACTGCGTCTGGCGGCTCGCAATGGCGATTCAAAGGCTTCTTTGGCAATCCTCCAGCATGTGCACGGCTGGGTGGCGAAGCAGCAGGTGCAGGTTGATGTCAAGCAGCAGATCAGCGTCATCGCGGCGCTGCAAGAGGCGGAGTCTCGCGTCCTCGAGGGCCGAGTGGTGTCAGATACACCGGCTGCACTGAGCCACAGTCCCGCACCCACCACCCGCGCGACCCCCGCGCTGACGGCAGAGTATGCAAGTTCCGATATATAGCCCCGAAGACGAGCAGCTCATAATGACGCGTCTTTGGTCGCCTGCGATCAAGGACGACCCCGAGGCGTTCGTGTTGTTCGCGTTCCCGTGGGGGCAGAAGGGTACGCCACTGGAGCACTTCGCGGGACCGCGCAAGTGGCAGCGCGAGACGCTGCGCAAGGTCGCCGCGCACATCGCTAAGAACAAGGACGCGACGAGCTACGACGTGCTGCGCATGGCGACAGCCTCGGGACGCGGCATCGGTAAGTCGGCGCTGGTGAGCTGGCTGATCCTGTGGATGCTGACGACGCGCATAGGGTCAACGATCATCGTCTCGGCTAACAGCGAGGCGCAGCTACGCTCGGTCACATGGGCCGAGGTGACTAAGTGGCTCTCACTGCTGCTCAACAGTCATTGGTTTGAGGTCAGCGCGACGCGGGTGATGCCGGCCAAGTGGCTGGCGGAGATCGTCGAGAGAGACCTGAAGATGGGCACGCGGTACTGGGCAGTCGAGGGACGGCTCTGGAGCGAGGAGAACCCCGACGCGTACGCGGGCGTGCACAACCACGCGGGCGTCATGCTCATCTTCGACGAAGCGAGCGGTATACCGGACTCCATCTGGGCGGTGTCGGCGGGCTTCTTTACGGAGAACACACCGAACCGCTTCTGGCTCGCCTTCAGCAACCCACGACGCAACGAGGGGTATTTCTATGAGTGCTTCAACGCGAAAAGAGATTTCTGGCAAACGCAAAACATCGACGCCCGCCAAGTTGAAGATACGGATAAAGCCGTCTACGAGCAAATCATTGCTGAGTATGGAGCAGATAGTAGCCAGGCAAAAGTCGAGGTCTACGGAGAGTTTCCTTCAGACGGCGACGACCAGTTCATTGCTCCGCGAATTGTGGACGAGGCTGTGGCGCGGGCACGGTACAAGGACGAGACAGCGCCACGCGTTATCGGAGTCGATCCAGCGCGAAGCGGCTCAGACTCCACCGTCATCGTCGTCCGACAAGGGCGCGACATCGTAGCGATCAAGCGCTACCGGGGCGAGGACACCATGGCGACCGTCGGACGCGTCATCGACGCGATCGAGGAGTTCAACCCAGCGCTTACAGTCATTGACGAAGGCGGTCTTGGCTATGGCATACTTGACCGGCTGAAAGAGCAGCGGTATAAGGTTCGTGGGGTAAACTTTGGCTGGAAGGCTAAGAACCCTGTGATGTGGGGCAACAAGCGCGCCGAGATGTGGGGCGACATGCGAGAATGGCTACGCACGGCGAGCATACCGCATGATCGGTTACTCAAGTCGGACCTGTGCGGGCCGCACGTCAAGCCTAACTCGTCGGGGACGATCTTCTTGGAGGGTAAGAAGGAGATGAAGGCTAGAGGTCAAGCGTCGCCCGATGCGGCAGACGCCCTCGCCGTCACTTTCGCCTACCCGCTCGCCAGCCGTGAGGCCCGCGACGCGCCAAGACGAGTCGTCGCCCGGCAGGGCGGCAACGGCATGGCAAGCAGTTGGATGGGAGCCTGATGGCACGCAAGTCGGTCAGTCTGTCGGTGGGACGAGGCGAGAAGCAGCCCGTGTCTAAGGGCGCGGGCTTGACGGCCAAGGGCCGAGCGAAGTACAACCGCGCTACGGGCAGTAAGCTCAAGGCGCCAGCACCCAACCCTAAGACTAAGGCGGACGCGGGACGTAAGAAGTCGTTCTGTGCGCGCATGAAGGGCGTGGTGGCTAAGGCCAAGGGGCCGGCTGAACGAGCAAGGGCGTCGCTCAGACGCTGGAAGTGTGGCTAATGGCTAGTAAGAAAGGTCTTTACGCGAACATTCACGCTAAGCGGGCGCGCATCGCAGCCGGTAGTGGTGAGAAGATGCGCAAACCGGGTAGCAAGGGGGCGCCGACCGCCAAGGCGTTCCGTCAGTCGGCCAAAACGGCTAAAAAGAGGAAATAAGTATGCCCCTTGTTAAGTCTGCTAGCAAAGGCGCGTTCCGTAAGAACATTAAAGCGGAAATGGCGCGCGGCAAACCGCAGAAACAGGCCGTGGCGATCGCGTACGCGGTTAAACGTAAGGCACAAGGTAAGAAGCGCAAGTAATGGCTAAAGACCCTACAGGGCTTAGAGGCGCCGCTCGCGTCGCCAACACGCCGACCAACCGGGGCAAAGCCGCCCGCGACCCAGCCGATGTACTGGCCACGGCGCGCTCGCGCCTGACAATGGCCCTCTCGGCGTACTCTGACAGCCGAGAAGACGAGCTGGATGACCTGCGTTTCATGGCAGGATCGCCGGACAATCAGTGGCAGTGGCCCCAAGACGTGTTGGCGACGCGCGGCTCGGTGCAAGGACAGACGGTCAACGCCCGTCCGTGCCTAACGATCAACAAGCTGCCGCAGCATGTGCGGCAAGTGACCAACGATCAGCGACAGAATCGGCCCTCGGGCAAGGTCATTCCGGTCGATGACAAGGCAGATATTGAGGTCGCTGAGATATTTGACGGAATTGTCCGTCATATTGAGTACATTTCGGATGCGGATGTCGCGTACGACACCGCTTGTGACAACCAAGTCACCTACGGCGAAGGGTATTTCCGCATTTTAACGGAATACTGCGACGAAAACACGTTCGATCAAGACCTTCGCATAGGCCGTATCCGAAATAGCTTCAGTGTGTACATGGACCCGACCATCCAAGACCCTTGTGGCGCGGATGCGGAGTGGTGCTTCATCACCGAGGACATTCCAAAGGCGGATTTTGAGCGCATGTATCCTGACGCAGAGCCGATTTCGTCGGTTTTGCAGCGCGGCGTCGGCGATCAGGCGCTTTCGCAATGGATTAACGAAAATACGATCCGTATTGCGGAGTATTTCTACAAGGAACACACGCGCGAGACGCTGAATCTCTACGCCGGCAACCAAACGGCGTTTGAAAGGTCGCCCGAAGCGCAAGAGCTGGAAATGCTTGGCCTTCAGCCGATCCGCAAGCGTGAAGTTGACGTAAAACGCGTCAAATGGGTCAAGACTAACGGCTACGAAATTCTTGAAGAAAGCGAGTGGCCGGGCAAGTGGATTCCGGTCATTCGTGTAATCGGCAACGAGTTTGAAGTTGAAGGCCGCATGTACGTGTCGGGCTTGGTGCGCAACGCCAAGGACGCACAGCGCATGTACAACTATTGGGTATCGCAGGAAGCCGAAATGCTGGCCCTCGCGCCCAAGGCGCCGTTCATCGGCTACGGCGGTCAGTTTGAAGGTTACGAACAGCAATGGAAGACGGCCAACACAACCAATTGGCCGTACTTAGAAGTTAATCCCGACGTGACAGACGGTCAGGGCGCAGTCCTGCCGCTGCCACGACGTGCCCCGCCGCCGCTTGCCCAG